TGCGACCCGAGTCACCCGGGGGAGAAGGTGAGAAATTAGGGGGTGGCCCCGTAAGTGCCACCAAAGTGAAGAGCCCAATGAGCTATGAGCCAGATTGGGATGAGGTTGAACGGGAAGTTGACTTGGATGAATGTCAACTAGAGAGTGATGGTAGTGTAATATACCGTCCCACGTTCGCCGTCATGGAGGAGGAAGATTCCTTCCATGAAGAAACTGACCTAATGACTGGGGATGGATTACATTTACGGTTTAGAACCTATGTAGCCCGTTGGATATTTCTAGTTTGTTTTATGGCGACCCTGCCAACTGTTGGTGCAACCACAGTACAAATTGGAAATAGTACAGTTCCCTTAACAACAGTAATTGAAAATGCATTTGTATTTGTTATTTATAGTGAAGCTATAAGTAATAGTATATATACTTTGTGTTTAGCATTTGGATTTTTAATGGTTTTATTAGCTATTAGTGGAAATTTAAACAGGATACCCCAAATGTGCACTGTGATATGGCAGGAATATTTATCTTGTAAGCAGGAAATGGCCAAGATAATACCGCATATTGTTACTGAGTATAAAGCATGTAAAGATGCTTACGCTAACAGTGTTATTATATCGCTAGCTTTTCAAGGAATAACTGCAGCCACCGGATTATTTGGTGGTTTGTTTAAGCTAGTTGGAGTGATGTGTGGTGTAGAGAATTTGCATCCACAAAAATGGCGAGACGACGTGAATAAAGCCGGTATTGGTATGACCGGTATGTTGTCTTTATGTATGTTACTTTTTGCTCCCATAATAGGATGTGCAAAAATCTTAAAGATGCTTTCACCTATTTTGGACCTGCTCAAACAATTGCCCTATGCTACATGGATGGCGGAGTTTCTGCAAAAATGGTATAATGATGAGGCTGAGTTTGATGACTTACCCACTAATCATGATGATTTGCGGAAAATGTTTGGACAGGAGGTTACTGATTCTGAGCTGAGTAGAATTTCAGCTAAGTTGAATGAAATGCATAAAGTTCAGGAGGATTTGGAGAAAGACAAACCTTTTGATACTAAAGCTAATCCACCGCCGAAATTTTCGTATCAGGTTGCTAATGCTATTTCAGCTATAAAGGTTGAAGATGAACAAATTAGTGAAACCGCTAAAACTGGGTTGACTGATAAACAATTGTTGGAAATGAATAAGCTCCTTAATGAAGCTTTGTCTGTAGAAAATGTACAATTTTCATTGAAAGATGTTGAGGAATGGAAACTTTGGTGTGAGAAGAAACCAATGTTTGGAAAACAATATGTTCCCACACTTTTAATGCAACGTATTCAACGGTTGATAGATAGTGGACGTGAAAATGGAGATACTAGAGGTTTAGGACTTGTAAGTAGTGATAAAGTTATTATTACTTCATCGTCTTCTTCCGAAGAAGAGGACAGTGATGGCAAAGAACCTATAGATGAAATGGATCAATCTAGTATTGCACGAGCTATGTTACCAGTGCTTAAAACTGAAAGAGATGAAGTTGAAAAATTATGTAATGAATTTTTGGACAAACAAGCAGTGCCAGAAGAAACCTATGTTGACACTGTTTTTGGATTTATTTATGACTACATATGGCAATATGATCCTTTTGGTTTGGAGCGTGTTACTACTCTCCCTGAAGACGTTATGAGCGCTTCTGGAGAATTACCCGAAAAAGTTGAAGTATTTGATGCAAAGCGTGCTAATGTTAGTATGATGAAACAAAAATGTAAGCATTTTTGGACTCAACATAAGCGTAAATTTTATGTTGTGGGTGTATTAATGTTAGCTTTAGCTGCTGGAGTTACTTATCATGGAACTGAAACAAAACTTGTTGAAGAACCTCAAGTTCAGAATAAAGATAAAACTCTTGAAGCGCATCCACAAACTAAAGGTAAAAATAAAGGACGTGGACAAAGACGTCAAGCTGGACGTGCTGCAAAGCAACATATACAACCTTCTGGAGGGGAAGAACAAGATGAATATCCTGATGAAGAAGAGTATGATAATGGTCCTATATATTATGATGTACCTGATTCTTGGTATGATTTAGATGATGAAATGCAAGGACAAGCTTTACCACAAGTACGTATACCCCATGTTAAGAAAGATAACAAAGTTAGAAATGCTATTTATCAATCCAAGCATCGTAAAGTGTCTATTAAAAAGAGTGAATTGGAAAGATTCATTAAAACGGCACAAGCTTCACTTCGAGCCGAATTAGCTAAAGGTGTTGAAATGCGAAAGCAAAGTTGGAATCCAAATAATATAGCTCATGGAGTGTATAAAATATTTGTTGATGGACATTATGCTTGTACTGGAACACATGTTGGGAATAAAATGTATGTGGTATTACACTGCTTGGATGAGAACAGTGAATCTACTGTAAAAGCAGTTAATAATATGCACACTATACAACTAAGAACTGAAGATTTAGTTATTGTTACTCCAGAAATTGGTTATTTCCCTGTAAATGGAATACCATCACCTTTTAAGAAGTCAAGCTTCAAGGTGCTGGAAGATGCTGCGATAGTTAGTGTGTTTGGGTATGGTTGTGGTCAATCACCCGAACCAGATTTAGTGCTTGGTTTTGCTAGCCCACAAGGTTGGTATAACTGTGCAACTAGAGATGGTGATTGTACTGCTCCGGTGCTCAATATGGACGGAAGAATAGTTGGTTTTCATACACATGGAAACGGCAAGAATTTTGGTCGTTTTGAACCCGTCACTAAAGATTTTATTAATAATATTAGTGATGATGTAATCGAGCTATCAGGGTTAGCTTTTCAGAAGCGCCCCTCCTCCCTTCAGAAGTAATTGAGGAGCCGTTCTATGAACGGTACCCTTCTGAATATAAAGAGAAGGGTGGGGCGTCTATTTTTACAAATAGACCCTATGTAACTGAGGAACATACTCAGTGGCTTGATGAAAACTATTTTCCAATTGTTGGACAAATTAGTAAGAATCCTAGATATACGAATAAGCGTGTTTTAGATCCCCAAATTAAATTAATGATGGATAAAACCGGGTGTGCCAAGAGTGAGTCATGGGATTTACCTGTACCTAATCAGAGTGCAGCCTATAAATCTTTAGCGAAGTATGGTAAAGATATACTTCCCCTTGATGAAGATCAAGTGAAAGCTATGAATTTAGCTTGGGATTTTACAGAGCGACATTTTGGTGTGTATATGGGAAATGCAAAAGTTATGACACAAGATGAAGCTATTCAGCATTTGGATATGTCTACATCACCTGGTGCACCATTCACTCAGTTCTTTGCTACAAAGAAAGAGCTGTTTGAAGCAGACCCTAAGTTCGTTGAGTGGTTATTGAATGATTGGGAGAAAATGGCCCAACCAGGCAAGTGGTCTTGCTTATTTACTAATTCGTTAAAAGAGGAGGTTCGTCCACAAGAAAAGATTGATGATAATTCAATCCGTACATTTCTTAGTGGGGGTGTCGATGCAGTAGTACATGGAACTCGTTTATTTGTTGATATGAATGAACGATTGTATGCATCAGCTCTTAAGTCTTCTTCGGCAGTTGGTTTGAGTCCGTATAAAGGAAACTGGAATAAATTGTTTTTGAAATTAAATGTATTTAAAAATGGTTACGCTTTAGATGAATCACAATATGATAGTTCTCTGCGCTCGTACCTTATGTGGGCGTGTGCATTATTAAGATGGAGAATGTTGAGAAGCGAAGACCGAACTGTGGAAAATTTAATACGTTTAAGACAGTATTATCGTAATTTAGTGTGGTCCCTAGTTATAGGACCTGATGGTGTAATAGTTATGAAGAAAAGTGGAAATCCTTCTGGATCTGTAAATACTATTAGTGATAACACCATAATATTATATGCCCTTTTAGCTTATGCTTGGATAAGATTAGTTCCAAAAGATATGCAAACATTATCCGCATTTGAAGATAATACAGCAAAAGCTTTAGTAGGGGATGATAATACTTGGACAGTTTCCGATATTGCTCATGAATATTTTAATGCTAGAACAATTATAGCAGAGTGGAAGAAGATAGGAATCACTACCACCACTGATTCATTAGAGCCGCGTTGTGCTGCTGATTTAGATTTTTTATCAGCTCACACCGTTTTTCTGAAAGGGAAAGCAGTTCCAGTTTATGATCGTGATAAACTGATGACATCATTGTTGTATGCTCCAAAAGAACATTTGACCCCAGCTACAACCTTAGAGCGAACAGCTGGGTTGTTAAGTATAGGTTGGGTTGATTTACCATTCCGGCGGTTTTGTCGTGATGTTATAGAATGGTTGATGCAAGAGTATGATGATGTATTGCGTGATGATCCACGTTGGTTGATGGCGAAGTGTCAAATTGCAAATGATGATAAGTTACAGACACTGTTTTTGGGTGATAAGTATGTGTTTTTACATACACAAGCTTTGTCAGGAGACGTAGTAAAGATCAATAAGCCTGATAAAAGAAATATGAACGCTTCTACCCAAAGCCCACCCGCTTTGAAAAAGCAAACACGCAATAAGCGAAGGAAACAAAACCGTGCTGTCTCCCAAGCTAAAAATCAAAAACAAGCACGAGCTGCAGTCCCTCCAAGACGCCGTCGAAGAAATAGAAATGGACCTAAACCCGTTAGATATGGAGGACCTGGAGTAATGATCCCAAATAAAGGTCCTAATGGTCTTAGTAGACGTAGTTGTCCTGTTCAGGAGCATGAATTTATCTACGATGTTATCGGAAATGGAGCAGATTTTGGTATTGTTAATGGAGGAAATCCCTTTCCCCTTAACCCTGCTCAAGCTACCACTTTCCCTTGGTTGAGTACCATTGCTAAACAATGGGAAAGATATCGTATCAAGTACCTTGATATTGAATACCGCAGAGAAGTAAGTGAATTTGCTACTGCTGGTACAACTGGAAAAGTGATGATACACGTGGATTTAGATGCAGCTGATGGCCCCCCAGCAACAAAAACACAAGTCTTAGATACCGACAGAAGACTGTTGTTAGATATGATGCCCTGTGAAAATAAGAAACTAAGAATCCCTGGAAGGTTGTTTCACCCAGTTGGATCTCCATTGTTGAGTAGACCAGGCGGACTACCCTCAGCAACGGATATAAGATTATATGATGCAGGAAATATATGGGTTTCAACTTCAGGAACAGTGGATAATACTACCAAGTTAGGAGAGATACATTTGAATTATGCTTTTGAATTGTCAGTACCTGTATTGGAAAGTACGACAACAGCCCCTATAAATAATTCCTTGAGTAGTTTTTCTGAAACAAATTCTGCTGCTGGTGCTACTACTGTAGCTCAAGTCCAACCTCTTGCAACTGTTGTTACTAATGGTTTAGGTATAACTAATACTGCTGGATCTTTTACTTTACCTGTAGGAAACTTTATGGTATCGTCAGCTTTGACAGCTAACAATAATGCAGGATCTCACCAAGTTAATTACCAGTTGAATAAAAATGGTTCCCTGTATGGAATCATGGTGAGTGATACTTTAGGTGCTGCTGGTAATTTGAGTATTTCATTACCAGAAATGTTCATAGCATCTACTGTCACTACTGATATTTGGACTTTTGTTGCTACTGCAACCTATGCAGCCGGTGCTGAAACCTATAGTGCTGTGGCCACATTCTCAGCTTTGTAATTTAGCTGAAAGAGGATTTATCCTTTAAATAAACGTTTAATCCACGACACGGATTCAAAGGGTGACCAAGAAATCTAGTTTAAACCTAGTACCCAATTTGGTCTGAAAGTTACGTCGTTATTAAGTTCCCTTACAAGTTAATGAGAACCGCCCCTTTGAAATGAGGGGGGTGATGCAATTTCACCTGATTTATCCACTTTATAAGTAAAGTGTGCTTGTGCTGGTTGTTGTTAAGAAAGAATAACCAGACAGTTTGTAAAGAGTTTCATGGGAAAACTTTTTCGCGCCGCGTATAGGCTGGTTTTGTACATTTAGAGAAAATGCACCGTGGAGGCGACTACACGTATAAATTGTTGAAGTTATGGAATTTCGAAGAAATTCGATGACCGGTAAAGGAAGAGTAAGTAGCTAACCAATGTATTAGTCAATCTGGACACTTAATGAGTATTCGTAATGGAATACGTGAAGTGACTGTTGAACGAGACGTTGTGTACGCTTGCGAGCAATATCTTTAGTCCAGTCATGGCTACCATACGTTGAAAAGAAAGTTAAGGTTAACTGAAACTGATTTTGATCGTACATAGTTAGAGAAAATCTCCGATTATTCCACCGCGTATTGAAAGA